CACAACCCGCCCGGTGGTCTGCATCAAGTCTAACCCACGCCAAGAACGCAGCTCAGTGACTACCGGGCCCTGCCTCTTGCACAACGCCGTCGCGTCAGAGCCAAACCTACTTACGTCCAAGCCCCACACCTCGGTCGTCTCGTCGGCCACCTCTATGTCACGGTTTTGCGCCGCCTCAACAAGGTGATACGGAATAATCGTGTCGTCGTCGGTCAACGGGAAGTCGCCCAAGACGCGCACCCTAAACGCCGAGCTGGCCTCGCCGTACCGCATCCGCATCTCATCGATAAACTCCTGGCTCACCAACGGGCTATCCTCGCAACTCCACTGCCGGGTCCACCAGCTAGATTTCATTCGGTTGTGGCTCTCAAAAAACGTGCCGCTGGACCGGGTGGGGTTGCTCAACATCAACGTCGTCGCGTTGTGACCAGACATTGACCCTGCGGCAGCCTCAAACACCTTCTCAGGCACGCCGCTGGCCTCGTCGATCACCAGCAAGACATTGTCAGAGTGAACCCCGGCCAAGGCCTCCGGCGTCTCTGCCCTGGCGGTCCTACATGAGATAAACGCCTCCGCAGGGGCCGCAACGAGCTCCACACGGTCAGACTTCACGTTAAGCAACTCTTGCAGCTCCTTGGGCAGCTCATTGACCCAACGCTTCAACTCAGCAAACATCGCGTCAAACAACTGGCTACTGGTGGGGGCCGTCACGACAACCTTGCACGGGTAACGCAGAAGTAAAAACCACAGCATCGCCCAGGACGCGGTTGTGCTCTTCCCAGAACCGTGCCCAGATCGAACCGTGAGACGCCTGGTGGGGCTGGCAACCTCTCGCAAAAATTCAGCCTGATACTCAAACGGGGAGGCGCCCAGCATCTCCTCAACAAAACGCACCGGGTCGTCGTGGTAGGCCTCCACAAATTCTTCCATGAAATTTTTAGTCATCGCCGTGCTCTATCGTCTTGGTTGCGTCCTGGACTAGCTTGACCTTCCGCAACGCATCCAAATGCATGTCGCCCACGTTGACCGTAATCTGCGTCTGACCCTTGCCGGAGCCGTACCGCTTCTGGTTCCACGCCTCCGCAATAAAGCGATGCTGCATGGCCTCCTCCTTCGCAATACTAATATCCAACGCAGACAACTCAGACACCTTGCTGCCAGGCTCGGCGCTGGATCGCTCGGTGCGACGGTCCTCACGCAGGCGGCGCATAATGTCAAACCCAGCCTCGGCGTGCGCGTCCGCAGCCTCCTCCCGGACAGCCTCCATCGCCGCGCTGTAACCCTCGTGCTTGCCCAAGATGCGGTGCAAGTAACCCCGGTCCAGGTTTAACTCCTTTGCCAAGCCGGACACAGTGCCGCCAGAAAGTAAAAACTCCTGCAAATACTCGGCGCCGCCGCGCTTCTCAATCTCAGCAAATGCCGCCTTGCGTTTTGGTCTGCCTGCCATAATTTTTCTCCAGTTAAAGTGATAATAAACACGGGGGTGCCGGGGGGCAAAATTTGGTGGGAAAGTGTGTGTGGGGTTGCATACGCACACCCCCGGGTCGAGCCAGGCCGGGGGGGGTTATCGCTGAATCAAGACACAACATCTTGTGTTTTACCCCCGGACAAAATGGTCGAGCATTTGTCACACACGCTGAAACCCCATATTTATATAGCAAAAACGCACTTTTCGTAATTCTCATAATAAACATTATGTTAACAAAATGGGGTCGCACGCGTATGCGAGCACTACTCCGTCGCTGTCTCATCCCCAGTAAAAAAGGGGCGACGCCCGTATAAAGGGAGAAGCAAACGTCGCCCAAGTTGGAGCATTTGGTCGGAGGAACCTCAGCCCCGGTTGCCAGCCGTTCAGTGCTACACGGCCAGCGGCAAACATAGGAAATACTATGTGACCCCAATGTAACCCAGCCAGCCACCTCAGCCAAACTCCCGTGCGTCTTCCATTGCCAAGCGATACGCAATCACCAGGTAGTTTATCTGATCTATGACGCTATCCTGATGAAACCCGTTGTCATCCACCCGCGCAGCCTTCAGTTCGCCCATCATTCGTGCAACATCATACGCGCTCAGAGAGGCGCCCTCAGTTAGCTTTCCCTTGAGCACGCTGTTCCATCTGTCTGCGATGCTTTGGTGCATTTGTCGGGCGTCTCCGTAGCTCTGCTCACGCTCTGAGATTATCTCTTGCGCTTCCTTAAAAATCTCCTGGTAATTCACTTGCTGTCCTCGCTCTGTATTTTGCGTAACCTTTGAGATCGCTGACGACCTTGACGTAACCTCGGTCGATCAGGCTCATCAGCGTCTTCCTGGTAACGCGTAAGTTTTCATCCATTGCCCCGGCCAACTCATCGGCTGTCATTATTCCCTCAGCTCGCATAAACTCCAGGACGTGCAACTCATGTTTCGTCAATGGTTCGCTCCATACTCTGCGTCGTTTGTCGTCGGGCAGGGCGGCACGCAATCCCAGCGCGGCTCGCTTCCGTTCAAACTCCATCATTAATTTCTTGAGCTGTTCCTCATACGCGTCCACGGCTTTTCTCCAGCTCATACTTTTTGTTGAGGATTGCGTTGCGTTGCCAGGCGTTCCATTTCACCAGGTGATTTGCGTTGAGGAATTTCCGCCGATTGGCGATACCCTCCAGTTGAGCCAAATCAACGTCAGCCAACGCCCGGGTAAAATCTCTTTCCGACAGTGTGGAATAATCTGCTGCTCGCCAGCTTAAATCTCTCTTCATCTCAGGCATCGCAATGCCCACATTTTGCGTACCACCTCACAAGCTGTACACCGTACCAATACCTAAAGGTAATTGGTACGGGTGGTACGCTAAGGCTTGTCCCGTACCATTTGGTGTACCAAGTCGTACCAAAGCGTACCATTTGTAATATTTTATATAGTATAATCAATAACATAATCCCTGCCGTTTTTGGTACACCTCTGGTACGCCCGTCACAATTTGTGCTTTGAGCGTACCAACCAGTAAAACCCCTCATTTTTGGCTATTTCACCCTTGTCGGTGAGCCCCTCAATTGCCCGTGTGTAGGCCTGCCTTTTGTTCACCGCTGACGCCTTCCCGTAAAAGTGTTTGCGTATGTCTTCCTCTTCTATTGCCCACCTGGTGCCGCCCTCCGGGAAGCCCGCGCCGCTCTTGTTTGGCCCTCCCACGAGTTCACCCCAAAGCTGCGTAAAGCAATTCATCACCAGCTTTTCATTTTTGGTGAGCTTTGTTTTTGCTTCGGTTGTGCGTTCCTCATCCACCGGGATAATGTGGCAGCTCGTCACCGGGTCGCCGTCTTCGTCGATGCCCAGCTCAACCGCGTTTAATTCAAATGCAAACTCGTGGCCGCTCTCCATGTCACGTTGCTTGGTTGCCTTGGCGAACCTTAATCTGCTGCCCTCATCCACCGTGAGCTCTATTTCTGTGTCCGTGGCGGCGCGTAAGCTACTGTGACCCCTGGCAGTGTCTGTGGCCTTGCCTGAGTGATGCACCACCGCGATGGACGCCTTTGCGTGCCCCCTGAGTATGTCGCAATGCTGAATCACCGCAGTCATGGTTTCCGGGGCGTTTTCGTTACCCCCGGCGATGGCGCGGGACAGCGTGTCGATCACGAGAAGTTCAATGCTGCCGTACTTTTCTTTAACTAGGTCGATCAGGTCCAACAATTTTGGCATGTCTGCCGCCGGGTCCAGCAAGTTGATCGGGCAGGGGCGCACCGCCAGTGGCACGTCCTTGTCCTGGTAGTAGTCTTGAATGACCCTGGCGCGGTTGAGGTACCCGTGTCCCCCCTCCGCAGCCAGGTATAACGTGACGCCTTGCTTGACCTTGTGCCCGTGCCAATCTCGGCCAGCGGCGACGTGGTAAGCCATGTCCAGCATGAGAAAGCTCTTCCCGGTGTTCGACTGCCCGTAAAGCACAGACATTTGTTGGCGGCCTAACCAGCCTTTTATGAGATAGTTTGACCGCAGCATGGGTTTGGCGTCGCCGATCCACACCAGCTCATCCAGGAGCGTCTCAGGCTGCGTGAGCTTGTTTAGCCCCGCCTTTACTGCTTGCAGTCCTTGCTGGGCGTGTACGTCGTTCCAGTCTGTGTTTGGTTGCTCCGGCGCCGACCAAGGCAGCCCGGTCTTGCGTGCGGCTTCCTGGCCGCCATTGTCTGCGTCGTTATCTGCCGCAATGCGTAAGTTTATGCTGGGCCACTTTTGTTGCAGCGCGTCCACCACTGTTTGTAAGTTTGATTTGTCTAAACCAAAGAACACCGGGTAAAGCTCGTCGAGCGCCTGGTATACTGAGACGCTCGTGGCCCAACCTTCACTTAGCCAACAGGTACCGGGATTGTCTGGGGTAAACGTGTCGACCACGCCAAACACCCCGCCGTCCTTCTTTAGACCTTGGTTGAACTTTTTGTTGCCGTTGGGTGAGATGCGTTGCTGGCCGACTTGCTGCTTGTCCGTGTTAAACAACGGGACCACCACCTCAGCGCCCTCCAGGACCGCGCCTATGAGCTTGACGCCCTTTCTTTCGTGATACGGCGTGTACGGGTCAAACTGCGGCTCAGGCGTCGGCTCAGGCTCTGGCTTAGGCAACGGCACGACATTGGCAAAGTCTGCCGCCGTGACGCGATGCTGCATGACGCTTGGTTGCGTCGGTGCTATGGGCCAAACGCCGTCGTGCTCCATTTCAGCCACGATGGCCGCAAAGTCGTTGCACTGGCGGCAGGCGAACTTAACCAGGCCGTCCTTTTCGTTGATCCAAAACCTGGTGGACGGCCAGTCGTTGTGGCCGCAGCTCGGGCAAGCCCCGTGATGCTCGCCCGGCGGCCCCTCACGCAACGAGTAGCGCGTGATGATACGGTCTGACCATTCCGACCAGTATGGTTTTGGAAAGTCAGGCATTTTAGAAGGGTATCTCATCGTCCATATTCGACGCGATTTTCTGTTCTTCTTTTTTCTCGGTCTCACCAAACGGGTTTACCGCCTCGGTCTTG